CGTTTAGATAAACTAACAGCCCGTTATTGGTCGTGTAAGATGTGGTAAAGATGGATAAGAACGTGCAACTTTTGTTTTGGGGAACTGGTCTGACTTTAGGATCAGCGGGTCTTGTGTGGATGATTTCGACGTTGATTAGCGTAGATAAACGGACAGAAGTTATGGACGTAAAAATAGATCATTTGGTTCAAGCGGTCGAGCAGTTAACAGAAAGGCAAGCAAGTTATGATCAGTCGTGGACAGATGCCCTTTCAAATCTACAAGCCTCCAGAGGTGAAGACTAATGGCAAAAAAGTCAAAAACAAAAAAAGACGCGTGTTACCACAAAGTAAAAAGCCGATACAAGGTTTGGCCCAGCGCATACGCTTCAGGGGCACTTTCTAAATGCAGAAAAGTTGGTGCGGCTGACTGGGGTAACTCAAAGAAAAAACAAAAGAAAGCTGACGGGGGACTTGTTGCTTCAGTAGATAACCCCAAACGTTCAACACGCAACCGTTATAGAAACGGTGGTATGGTGGCCTCTGGTTGTGGTCAGGTTATGGAGGGTCGTCGTAAAGGGACGAAGTTTGCATAATGGCTAAAAAGAAAAACTCTCTTCGCGAATGGTTTTCCAAGAACGACGGTAAAGGCTGGGTCGATTGTAAGACTGGCAAGCCGTGTGGTCGTCAAAAGGGCGAGAAGCGTAGAAGTTATCCAGCATGTCGTCCAACAATGGCACAATGCACGTCAGCAGCTAAAAAGAAAAAATCATCAAAACGTATTAGTTGGAAGCAGAAAAAAGCTAATGGTGGTTTAGTGAGGGTATTTTGATACAGGAATGGGCAGAAGAGTTATCAAAACCTACCGTTCATAATAACGGAGTTGCTGCCTGTCCGTTTGCTTTACCTGCTTACCAGAACCGTGAAGTAAAGATGCTTGTGACTGATGACCTGTGGGCAGATGTTTTGAGTGAGTCATCGAAGTTTTTTCGTACAGGTTACAAAGTCACCATGATTTTTGACTATGACTACGATAACGACTACGATCAACTTGAAGAAGAATGTATGGCCTTGAATAAGTTTTTTACTTTTGCGGGTATTGATATATGGCTGTTGGCGCATTTGCGTGAACATGCAATTGTTTTTATACAACGGTGGAGTGAATTAGAAAACGCTGCTGCAAAGTTGGAAAAACTAGGGTATTATACAAACTATGATAAAGAAGATTACGAAAGACACATCTTAGCTCGGAGAGAAAGGAGACTCTGATATGCCTGGAATGATGCGCGGTGGAAAGAAGAAAATGATGCGCGGTGGCGCGGTCAGCAAGCCAAAGAAGAAAATGATGCGTGGCGGTAAAGTCAAGATGATGCGCGGCGGTAAGGTAAAGGGTAAAAAATGAGTTTCCCAGATTTAACAGGTGACGGTAAGGTCACAAAGAAAGACATATTGAAAGGCCGAGGCGTCGAAGGCTTTAAAAAAGGCGGCAAGGTTAAGGGCATGATGCGTGGTGGCATGGCTCGTAAAGGATTTAAGTACGGTGGTAAAGTAGACGGCTGTAATCCTGCGGTGCAGATGTCTGGCATAAAACAAGGAACTACTTACTGATGGCTACTTCAGGTTCACGCGACTTTAACATGGACGTTGGCGAGATTGTCGAGGAGGCGTACGAACGCTGTGGCCTCGAGGTTCGCACGGGCTATGATGCCAGAACGGCGCGGAGGTCGTTGAACCTGATGTTTGCCGACTGGGCAAACCGTGGTCTAAATCTCTGGACGGTAAAACAAGCCACGATCACACTTACGTTGGGTCAAGCACAAGAGACGCTTGGTGCGGATGTTGTGGATATCTTGGAGGTTGTGCTTCGTAGAGATGGTACGGATTACGAGATAGATCGGATCAGTCGTGGTGAATATGCCACACTTCCCAATAAGACGACGCAAGGCCGACCAAGTCAATTCTATTTCGACAGACAGATACAGCCTGTAATTAATTTGTGGGCTGTTCCAGAAAACTCAACAGACCAGATTGTTTATTATTATGTGCAGCGGATAGACGATGCTGATACCCTTGTTAATACTACTGATATGCCTTTTCGTTTTTATCCTTGTATGGTGGCGGGGTTAGCCTACTACATCGGGATGAAACGTGCGCCAGAACGTCTACAGTATTTAAAAGCTGTGTATGAAGAAGAGTTCCAACGCGCAGCCGACGAGGACGAGGGTCGTACTCCGTTGAAACTGCAACCTAGCATTCGATACTTGAGGGTCTGATGGCATACGCGTCTGGTAAACATGCATTTGGTATTTCTGATAGATCAGGGTTTAGGTTTCGTTTGCGGGATATGAGACGTGAATGGACTGGTGCATTAGTTGGTCCTGACGAGTTTGAGCCAAAGCATCCGCAGCTAGAACCTATTCGTGTGGGACCAGATCCCCAAGCATTACACAACCCACGACCCGATAAGGCCGAGGCGTTATTGGTGTATGTCGATATTCCGACAGTTGAAGCACCTAAGTTAGAACGTGTTCGAGCTATAGGCCAGGTCGGCAGCGTTACGGTGACGACATGACTATGACATACGGCGAACTGAAGACTGCCATTCAGGATTACACAGAAAACGATGAGACAAGTTTCGTAAACAACCTGCCTTTGTTTATTCGATTAGCGGAGGAGCGCATACTAAAAAGTGTGCAGCTTAACCTGTTTCAGAAAAATCAGTCGGGGGCCATGACCACGGGCAACGAGTATTTAGGTGCCCCATCTGATTTTCTTGCACCGTTTTCTTTAAGCATCGATGTTAATGGGGCTAAAGAGTTTTTGTTGTTTAAAGATTTGGACTTTGTGCAGACGTACACGCCTAATTCAACAACCACAGGTCAACCTAAGTATTACGCTCAATTTGATGTAGACAACTTTATTCTCGCGCCAACACCAGATGCAAACTACACGGTGGACATTCATTATCTGTATCGCCCTGCTTCGCTAACGGCTGGAGCCGACAGTGGTACAAGTTGGCTCAGTGAAAACGCAGAGATCACTTTGCTTTATGCCTCTTTGGTCGAGGCGTATACTTACATGAAGGGGGATCCCAACCTAATGCAGATGTACAATCAGCGTTATGCAGAGGGGGTCACAAGACTGAAGAACCTTGGCGAGGCTCAAGAGGTTGTTGATGAGTATCGTTACGGTCAGATTAGGAAACCACGCACATGATTCCAGAGTTAAATATAGATTTACCTAAAGATTTTAAGGTAGAGGTACACACCACTCATAACCGTGGCTTTACGCCAGAAGAAATAGCAGAACGGTGTGCAGAAAAAATTATTTCGGTCTCGGATGAAGCACATCCTGCAATACAGGCGCAAGCTCGTGCTTTTCAGAAGCGTATTGTACAGTTAGTCGGGTTCTATTTACGCGAAGCTGTTAAAAGTGATCGAACTACTGTATATAATGCAATCAAAGATGCGGGGCACCCTGACCTTGCTGAACTCATAAGGAGAATGTGACATGGCCTTTACTGGTAACTTCATGTGCACGAGCTTTAAGAAGGAGCTTCTTGAGGCTGTTCACAACTTTAAAAACTCAGGTGGTAGCACCTTTAACCTTGCTTTGTATGACAACAACGCCTCATTTACTGCGGCAACAACAGCATATACGGCAACAAACGAGGTGTCTGGAACTGGATACACTGCAAAAGGTAGTGCGCTTACCCGTGTTGACCCAACGTCAAGTGGTACAACAGCCTTTACCGACTTTGATGATCTGACCTTTAGCACGGCGACTATCACAGCCCGTGGCGCGTTGATCTTTAATGACACGGCGTCAGGTGACCCTTCGGTAGTGGTACTGGACTTCGGTGCCGACAAAACGTCTACCGCAGGTGACTTTACGATTGTATTCCCAACAGCGGACGCAAGTAACGCCATTATTCGGATAGCCTAATGACAAACGTCATCGTTCCAATAAGCGGCTGGGGCCGTGGCACTTGGGGCGAGTTGGGCTGGGGCAGTAATAATTTTCCCCAGCTTGTAGGCGCTGTAGGCTCCGTTAGTGTAGTTGCAGAAGCAAATGTGCCTGTCACGGGATTGTCCGCGACGGGTTCTGTTGGTTCTGTTACAGTTAACGCCGCAGCTAATACATCGGTAACTGGTGTATATGGAACGGGCGAAGTTGGTTCTACTACAGTAATTGCCGCAGCAAATGTTACGCCTACAGGTGTGGCAGGAACTGGGGCCGTTGGTACAGCGACAGTTAATGCTGACGCAAATGCTCCTGTTACTGGTCTTGAAGGCACCGCATCTGTTGGTTCTGTAACAGTAACAGCTAACGCCGATGTTTCTGTTACGGGACTTTCTGCAACTGGAGCCGTGGGTACGGCAACTGTTACAGGTGATGCAAACACACCTGTGACGGGCCTTGAAGCTACAAGTACCGTTGGCTCTGTAACTGTAGACGCGGGGGCCGTTATTCCTGTTACAATGGACGCTCGTGGGAACGGCCTTGTTGGTGAGGTTGAAGCACAGGCTGGCGCGGATGTACCTGTCACTGGACTTGAAGCCACGGGTAACGTTGGTTCGGTCACAATAGAAATCAGAGCCAATATAGAGGTTACTGGCGTTGAAGGTGTTGGCGCGGTTGGCACTGTAGACGTAACTGCTGATGCGAACGCTTCTGTCACTGGTGTGACCGCCACTGGTATCGTTGGAACACCGCTAGTTTACGGACGTATTGTTCCAGATCAAGATCCGAGTTATACTCCCGAACAACCATCACAATCCCCTGGTTGGACTGATGACAATCCATCGTCAACAGAATTGCAGTCCCCAGGTTGGACCCGAATAGCAGCATAGGATAGAAACATGCCTAGTACATATACATTAAACAACGGTATCGAACTCATAGCCACTGGCGAACAGTCAGGCACATGGGGTGATACGACTAATACAAACCTTGAACTTTTAGACACGGCCCTTGACGGTCAGGTCACAGTGACCTTGGCTTCGGCGGGGTCTTCTGGTTCTCCGAATACACTGCCTATCAGTGACGGTGCGGCATCAAATGGTCGTAACCGCATGGTTATTTTTGATGACAGCAGTGATCTGGGTGCAACAGCCTATGTGCAGTTGACGCCTAACGACGCAGAAAAAATCATTTACGTCCGCAACAGCCTGTCGGGTTCTCGAAGCATTCTTTTTTTTCAAGGAACATATAGCGCGAGTAACGACTACGAGGTTCCTGCGGGAACGACAGCAATACTCTTTTTTGATGGTGCGGGTTCTGGCGCGGTAGCGGCAAATGTTTTTAACAACGCACATTTCGATGCTTTGAATGTTGTAGGTCAGGCAAAAATTACAACAGGTAGCGGCAACACTTATCCTACAGCATCCACTTCTGCGGATGAATTGATTGTCTCTAATTTAACAGCCTCTGCTCCCTCTGGAATTACTATTTTTAGTGACAATGCTTCATCAGGAAATATTTTCTTCGGGGATGAAGATGATGCCGATAACGGTAGAATTGTTTATGATCATTCTACTGCCACGGGCAATCCTTCTATGGCGTTTTCAACGAGTGCAACAGAGGCCATGAGAATCGACTCGTCGCAGCGGGTTTTGATTGGTGACACTACTGGACGCAGTGGTTTTGGTAAAAAACTTGAAATTATGGCGAATGACTCTTTGGCGTCAATTTCATTGGTTCGCGCGTCTAATAGTACAGGAGCATCAGCATTCTTATCTCACAAAGCGAGAGGCACACTAGCTACGCCTTTAATTGTGCAGGATGATGACAATACCCTTCAGTTAACCGCGCATCCTTACGACGGGACTGACTATGGAAGTCAATCTGCTCGAATCAGTATGCACATTGATGGCACACCGGGAGCTAATGACACACCGGGCCGCATAATGTTTGAAACAACGGCTGATGGCGCTTCTACCGTAACCGAGCGTATGCGGATTACGCAAGCGGGGAACGTTGAAATTGGTTTTTCAGATAGCGATGTTAATGGAAAACTGAATGTAAAGGGTGATGTCGGAATTAGAAACTATTTAGCTACGTCAAACCCAACAGGCGGTGCGTTCTCGTTTACCGATCCAGATTCGTCAACAATTATTGGTATTTTGCGTGTTGGCGATGATGATGGTTCAAGTAGTTCAGTTGCCGATTTGCAAATAATAAGTTATGGCAGCGCAGATGATGACGGTGGCGGTAATATACGTTTTATCAACGCACGATATTCAAAAGAAACAGGGTTAATTAAAAGTTCAAGACAGTCAACAAACACTGGCTATATGGATTTTTACACAGAAAACGGTTCTGGACTTCAGAAAGCCATGCGCATTGACTCGGGGCAGCAGGTTTTGATCGGTGCGCTTGGATCAAGTGTGACAGTAAACAGCGATGAAGCGGGTTTACAACTTACAAATTCAGGTGCCTTATCGCATATCTCACAGGCGCGTTTTAGAGCAAATAGCTCGTCACCAATTCACTATTTTTCAAAAAGTCGAAGCACCACAACAGGCACTTATGGGACGATTGTTCAAGATGCCGATGCTGCGGGGCAAATAATTTGGACTGCGGATGATGGCGTTGATAGTAACTCACAGGTTGCGGCAATTAGTGCAAATGTCGATGGCACTCCTGGTGCTAACGATATGCCAGGTCGTCTAGTTTTTTCTACAACCTCCGATGGCGCAAGTTCCGTAACCGAGCGTATGCGGATTAATAATGAAGGGTACGTCAAAATTGGGGATAGTGGTGATCCGTCCTACTTGCTTCATGTTGGCGGCAGCACAGGGGGTGCGCACTTTGGCTATGACAAGGACAATAATGATCTCTGGTTAGCTTCTGAATACGACGCGTCAGGGACCACTGAAGTCGTCTTCACCATGAAAACTCGTAGCGGTGGAAACTGGCGTTATGGTGGGATTTGGAAAGACGCAAATAAATTAAGGCTTACTGGTGGTGGTACAAATTCAGATATTACAACTAACACCACCGCAATTACGATTGATGAAGGCGAAAGACTTTTAATTGGTCTTACATCGGACATCGGCACTGGTCACGGGTTACAAGTAAACGATGACACTACCATCATGACCTTTGAGGGCACAACCACAGGGGCTAATGGCGTTCGCTACATTAAATCCCGTGCATCAAGTGCAGGGTCAAACACCGTTGTTGCCGATGGGGATGATGTAGGGTTCCTAGATTTCCGTGTAGATGACGGAACGGATTACGCTTCACGCACAGCGATTATAACCTCTGCGGTAGACGGCACTCCAGGCACTAATGATACTCCAGGCCGTTTGGTGTTTTACACAACAGCAGACGGATCATCTTCCTCAACCGAGCGTATGCGGATTGATTCGTCGGGAAAGGTTCTAATTGGTACAACCACGCAAAACTTTAGTCGTCTTAATTTTCCACAAGATCAATACATTGGTTTTCAATCAGGAAACTCTACGGCTGGGGGTCTTAGGTTTGAAGATAATGGGGGTTTTGCTTCTGCGGAAATACGTTTCCAAGGTGTAGGTTCAAACCAACAAGCAGAGATCATATTCTCTACAGGGGATAGTCCAGGCAGCGAAAACATGTCGGAACGTGCCCGTATTACGAATAACGGCATTACCTTCAACGGCGATACAGCCGCAGCCAATGCACTGGATGACTATGAGGAGGGGACTTTTGTTCCTGCAATTAGTTTTGATGGGGGAACTACAGGAATTGTATACAACATCCAAGCGGGGCGTTACACAAAAGTAGGTAACATGGTCACTGTCTGGATACACATTTATATATCTAACAAAGGGTCTTCCACTGGTCAGGCTAGGATAGGCGGCCTGCCTTATACTATTACCCATCCAAGTGGCTCATATAACACGTTTGCGCCTATGGGTGACAGGGGCAATTTGAACACAAGTGGTCGAATAGTAAGTGCCTACATTTCTACAGGTAACGATTATTTCCCTTTATATAGCGGCGGTTTTGATGGTTCAAATAACAGTCAAGTAAATCAATCTATGTTTGAAAACATAACTGAAATTGACATTACGCTTAGTTACCCAGCTTCATAACCCACTGCATAGCTTTGGGTCGGACAGTCCAACCATCAAAGGAGATAAACGATGGCACTAACAGAAGAAACAGTACAAGACAAAATAGAGATCGTGGGTGATTTCAAGCATGTGCAAGTTCGCACTGCTACAGTCATCAAACGTGATGGCACAGAGATCAGCCGTGGCTACTCACGTCATGTCGTTGCACCAGATGCAGACATCTCAGGCGAAAGCACAGAGGTGCAAGCCATCTGCAATGCGGTACACACAGACGCAGTTAAAGCAGCTTATGCTGCACACTTAGCTGCTCAAAGCAATAACCCGTAACAACAGGAGAAATAAACAATGGCTGTTACACACACTTGGTCAGTAGACCCTAGTTTAAAAACTCGAACGCAAGACGGACACGACGATGTTGTGTTTTCCGTAGTCTGGCGTCTATCCTCAGAAGAAACTGTAGATGGAAAAACCTACAGCATTTCATCTGCAAATCAAATTAGCTTGAATACAAGCGATCTGTCCGACTTTACAGCTTTTGCTGACTTAACAGAGTCACAAGTGTTGGGTTGGGCAAAGGACACAATTAATGCTAACGCCGCTGAAGGCGAAGGAGTTACATGCGATGAGTGGGAAGCAGGGCATGATCGCAATATTGCGAAGCAAAAAAACCCACCAACTCGAACCCAAGAAGCACCTTGGGCGTAACTGAAACCTAAATAGGAGATAGACAAATGGCTGAGAAAAAAACAACGCCTATCGTTATCGACGACAAAGAATACACATTCGAAGACATGACTGCGGAACAGCAGGAGATGGTAAACCACGTTGCTGATTTAGACCGTAAATTAGCGTCGGCACGGTTTAACACAACCCAGCTAGAAGGTGGTCGCAAATTCTTTGTGAACATGCTAAAGTCTTCATTAGAAGGTACTCCTGAAAACGCACAGGAAGTTGCCGCCGAATAAATGCTGGGAGTAACGAATGCCGCTAACCAAACTCCAGTTCCGCCCAGGAATTAACAGAGAAACCACGTCCTATTCTAACGAGGGCGGTTGGTTTGATATGGATAAGGTTAGGTTTCGGTTTGGTTACCCTGAAAAAATAGGTGGGTGGGAGAAAACATCTGCCACCTACTTTCTAGGTACATGCCGTGCATTGCACCCATGGGTTGCCCTTCAAGGCGAACGCTACCTTGGTGTGGGCACACACCTAAAATACTATATCAACGAGGGCGGCGGTTATAACGACATTACCCCCATTCGTGTTACCACGTCCGCAGGGGACGTAACATTTTCTGCTTCGGCAAACACATTAGGTGCAAACGTCGCAATAGGTGACACATCTATTACGCTTACCTCTGCATCTGGATTTCCTGAATCTGGTCGTATTA